GGGAACTGCCTTAAAACGGACAGTCTTCTCAGTCGGGCCCTGAAGCTCCGCTTCGAACCAATCAGCGGCTTTGTTCCATCCTTGATCGCCCTCACCGTAGCCGTCCAATTCAGCAAGCTCGTACGAGCTCAAACCTCCGCCGGAAAAGGCGGAGTGATACTGCCTGTGCATGTCCTCGTTAAAAGACCAGGCATCGTCCCAATCAGCAGTGTCGAAGTCACGTTGGGTGACAATGACAGACCTGTCCTGGAGAGCCTCGAAGAAC